CCATGTAGCTATTCTTCAAGTATTAAAGGAACTTATAATGGTTCAGAATATGTTACAGGTTGTGGATGTGGTTTAGATAAAAAAAGAAGAGTGTTTGAAGAAACTTGTCCTTTAAATTTGTGGAAAGATATTGATAATGTATATTTACAATGTGAAGTATCTGAATCAGAAATGAATGAATACAAGCAATTAGGTGTAGTTAGATTTGCTAAAAAATACAACAGAAAAGTATATGGAACAACCAGTTTATAATAAAAAAGAAAAGGCTAAGTTAGAATTTAAAGAAGAACCAAAAGAGATTGCAGAAGAGATTGTAGAGAAAAAAGAGGAATCTTCTAAATCTTGTGAACAAATGCTATCTGAACAAGTTAATCACGAGTTAGTAAACTTCTTGAAATATCAGTATATACAGAATTGGTGTGATAATAATGGATTCTTTAAAGCAGCTTCATTCTTTGAAAAACAATCATTAGATGAAAGGAATCACAGCTTGTTAGTGTTACACTTTATGCAAGATAGAGGTTATAAGTTTAGTGGTTATAGGTTAGAAGAGGTTTGTTTTGAAATCAATAGTTTACCAGATGTTATTAATATTGCATTAGAAACAGAAGTAGGTACAACTAAGAAATTAGCAGCTATTAGAAAACATGCAATTGAAGAAGGAGAAATGCTTGTAGAGACATTGATGTTTGATATGTTGAAAGAACAGATTGAAGAAGAAGCATTGTATTTAGATTTACAGTCAGTAGCAAAAGGATTAAATCCAGAAGATAAATTGGATATGTTGCATTTAGAGGAAAGTTTTAAATAAAATAAACAATAAATATGAAATTACAAGCAATACACACAGGAGTTATAGTAAAAGTAGAAGTTGTAGTAGCAACTAAAACAGTAGACAAAGAAGGAAATCACCCAGTAATTAGAGAGTCAGGAGATACTTCTCCATATTACAAAGCAGAAGTTGTTTCTATTGGAAATGAAGTAACAGAAGTTGAAGTAGGAGATATTGTAAGGATTCCTTTTGATATGATTAGAACTAATGCTATTTCAAGTAATAAGCAGAAAGTAATAGCGGAGACAAGTAAACAAGAATTAATGGTTCTTATTGACCATAGACAAATAATGTATAAAGAAGTGTAAAGGAAGAGGGGAGACCCTCTTTTTTTATATATAAATAATTGTAATATGAAATTTTTTAAATTTGACAGTAAAGAAAACAAGTTAGAACTTGTTAGAGAAGATATATTCTTAGTAGATTGTTTTAATGAATTATTGAAGCAAGATAAGACTAAGGATAAAAATAAGTTTTGGAGTTATTGTAAGTATTTGTATTTAGTATATGATAATGATTCTTTTTTAGTAAGAGCTAAAAAGAAGATAGATGAAAGAATAGAGAAGAGTAAGCAATACGTTAAACTTACTGATAATGATTTACAAAATCCTTTATATAAAGAATGCGAGAAAGAGTTTAAGTATTGGAACTATACCACTACTATGGAAATTAGAGATGGTAATATTACTACAATGGATAATATTAACAGATATAGTAAAGAAGCTGATTTATTTGCATTAGATAATAAAAAAGAAATTATACATGATGTTGGTAAAATAGCAAAAGCAAGAACCGACTTAAAAAGATTAGTTATTGAAACAAAAGAATTAGATAGTCTTGTAGATTTAGAGCTTGAAGAGAAAGGAAGAGCAAGAGGAGGGAAAATGACAACCCCTCACGAAAAAGGTGTTTTAGACGGATATATAAAAGAATTAATAAGAGGACAATAGATGTTATTAGTAAATGAAGAATATGACACATTTTTAAGTGGGAGGATTCCACCTAAATTTGATTTAGATAATTTAGACCATCCTATACTCATAGAATGGTACAAAGAACAAATAAAGAGATGTGTATTAGGTTATGAACATAAAGGCTATAGAATAACAGGAGAACATTATTTTATGTTAAACTTTGTTCCAATACGTAGATTTCTTTTAGATTATAATGGAAATCCAACTAAAAAATTTGAAACTGAATACCCTTTATGGTCTCAAGCAGACGATAGAATATTTAAACAAATTGAAGAAGCTAAACAAAGTAATTTAGATTTTATGCTTATGACATCAAGGTCGTTTGGAAAAACTTATATATCATTAGCTTTAGCTTTAAGAGAATATGTTTGTTTTGAAGAATCTCATTCTATTGTTATGGGTACTTCATTAGATGCTGTTAAAGGTACGTTTAATCAAAAACTGATACCTTCTTTAAACGAATTAGAAGAAAGACATGTATTTTTAAAACAGAAAAGATTAGTTGATACAGAAAAAGAGATTAAATCTGGTGAGAAAATAAGTAAAGAAGAAATTGATGAAACAAAAGGTAGAAAATGTATATTAGAAAGAATTATATTTACTAAACAAGGAGCTACTGCTGGTAGAAGAGCTACTCTAAATATCTTTGAAGAAATCGGAGAGTGGGATAAAAACCCTTCTTTAAAAGAATGTATAAATAATACTAAAGGTATTTCTAATGTAGGTGATATTAAACAGGGTTTTACAATGTACATTGGTACTGGAGGTTCTATTGCTTCTGACCAAGCAAGAGATATATTTTTTAGTCCTGAAGCCTATGAACTATATATACCAAAAGATTGTGATAGAAATAAATATGAAAAAGGACATGCTGTTTTTATGCCAGCATATACTAAATACGGAGGTTGTTATGAATCTACTGGATACACTAATGAAGAACTTGCTTTAGAAAAAATAAACATAAAAAGAAAATCAAAAGAAGACGATATTGAAGCTCTTAATATGTTAAAGCAACAATACCCATTAACTCTTGAAGAAATGTTTATGAAAAACACTACAAGAGTGTTTTCTTCTTTAGACTTAGCTCAACAACATACTTATATTACTCAAAAAATATTAAAGAATGATGAGGATTACTTTCTAAGAGTGGGAGACTTGATATTTAAAAATGGTATGAAAGAAGTTATCTTTGTGGATAATCCTAATGGAAGATTCAAAATGATAGAAGAACCTGAAAGATTAGATGGGGAAGTTCCTAAAAATTTATATTGTATGGGTGTTGATAGTATAGATATGGGTAATGATGATTCTGCTGATAAAACAGGTAAGAATAGAAGTAAATTAGGTTTTCTAATTAAAAAGAGAATAAGCCCTGTAAATCCTCTTGGAGATGTCTGTAATAATTCCTATGTTGCAATGTATTTATATAGAGCTGATGATGTTGAAGATAACTATGAAGATGTATTAAAAGCTGCTATATACTTTAATTGTAATGTAATGTTAGAATACACTAGAACAAGAATTGTAACTTATTTTAAAAGATATAAACAAGATTGGAGATTCTGTAAAAGACCTGACATTGGTAGTAGTTCCTTTACTGAATCAGAATCAGTTATTGGTTATAAAGCTGATGAAAAAACTATAAAACATTATATAGGTGTTATTAAAGAATATATCAAAGAAACATCTTGTAGAACTATTTTCTTTAAAGAGTTATTAGAACAATTAATTGATTATACTTATGAAGAAAAAGGTAAGTTTGACTTAATTGCGGCTATGGGTGGTTGTGAATTACACGATGAACAATTAACTATTAATCATATAGTTGCAAGGAAACCTAATAAAGAAGTAAGTTTAATTGGTTGGTACACAGATGCCTTTGGAGTAAAAAGAAGAGGTAGTTTAAATGATGTTAAAAAATTAAACTTTGGTAATACTAATTTTGGTATAATAGACTATATTGATGCAACAGATAAAAACAACATAAAAATAGTAAAAAGATGACACAAATGTATGACCCTTTTTTCTTATCTGATAATACAACAGAGGAAGATAAAAAGAAAAGAGAATATTATGTAAGTAATGCTACTTATAATATATTCAGCTTATATAAAGAAAGAACCAGTTTAAATAAAGCTTATGATTATTATTCTTTAAAAAGGAATAATGAATCTCTTAAAGGTATTCAAGAAGATGCTGGTATAGGAGTTCCTTTTGAAATACAATTTGAAGGTTTTATTAGAACAAGATTACAATATTTAATAGGTAGCTTTATTGAAAGACCTTTTACACATAAAGTAACTTGTACTAATATTGAAGCCTTAGATGAAGTAAATGAACAAAAGAAATTTGAGATATTAAGTCAAGCTATTGATAGAATTAATAAAGTCAATAAAGAGTTATTAGCTAAACAAGAAGAACTTAAAAAGAATCAATCACAAGAACTAACAATAGATTTAAAAGCTGTTATAGACAAGAATGTAAAGGATATAGAGAACTATATGAATACAACTTGGAAATCAAGCTTTGAGATTGCAGCTAATCATTTAATTGAATACTTTAAACATAAAGGAATTAAGACTTC